CTTGCGGGCTTTTGATGCTATCAGCAGTCCACGCTCGTCAGTCCAACCAGCAATCTGGATAATAGCGGCTTCAAGTGAAGTCTCGTTAAGATCCGCTGCAGTTGTAGGTTCGTTAGAGTTTGTACCACCAGAGATTAACGGGTGGTCAGTAGCACAAAGTGACTTACCGTCACCGTATGTAGTACCAGAAGCAAAGGCATTATTCAGAATTGTAGCTGCCTTAACTTGTTTTGTGTACGCCATCGCACGAGCCAGTGCTTTAGTATAACGAGATGACAGTGAGTCATACAGGTTATCCTCAATAGCTTCCTCAGTAATTGAGAAACCCATTGCAACGGTTTCGTGTGAGTAGCGAGCTGTGAATGCTTCCTGTGCATTGTCATATTCGATGGCAGAGCCTTCGTTTTTAACAGGTGCAGCAGAAAATCCTGACAGCTTTGTCTCTTCTTCAAATGAACGATCAGAAGTCTCTGTTTCAAAGATCTCCCCATGTTCTTCACCATACTTAGCGTACTCCAAGCCAAACAAAGCGTTTAGACCGGGAAGGAGTTCTTTAAGTAGTTGTGCGCGTGAAATAGCCATTGTCTACCCCTCCTTATACGCCGACAGTGTGATTGTAGCGATGGTAGGTCTCTGTGAGCTTAACGATAAACTCGACAAAGTTACCAGAGCTGTTTGCTGTATCCGGCACGACATCGACAACAGTAATCGGCAGAATCGTCGTTACGTTGTTAATGTAGATGCCCATACGGCTGTTACCTGACGCTGTCACACCAGTGTTAAGCACAAGCTCCGCATTACAGGAGATTGAGTTAGCACGGCTAACATAAGCAGGAAGCAATCCAGAAGCAGCGCCATCAGCAGAAGAACCTGTTACGTTCACCACTTTGAACAGCACGTTCGGATCGTCACATACGTAGGCTTCAATGTCGGAAGCTACGATGCTTCCGGGGTAGCTTTGGCGGAAGGTCAGTTGACCTGTGTTAGGATCTGTATAGCTACAGCCCATGAATACGCCAATAACACCAACAACAGGCGAAGTATCGTTCTGTAGTGTGGTGATGATGATGGTACCATCGTTCTTGTACTGCACCACATCTCCATAGAAGAGAGCTGTACCGTAGTTTGAAGCAATGGGTACCTTACGTGTAGAACCCGCATAACTATGGCCACCGATCATTCCGATCGGGCGTAGGCCATATGGGGCATCAATAGTAGGATATGCCATCTATTTGTCTCCAGACAACAAGGGTTTGATATTAACCCCCAGAGCCAAAAGTAACTTTTGTTTTACGCTCATGGAAAAGCGGCATCCGAGGATCGTTTTCTCTCATAAGGTTGTTGTCAACTGATTCAATCTGGCCTTTGGATTGCTGCTCGTAATAAGCGGTGCGTTCATCAATCAGTTCTTGTGGAGCTTTGCAGAGTATAAGGCCACCAATCACAACGTTATCTTTGAACTTGTCGTTCTCGATAGTAACCATCGTAATCTCTGGGTGGTCTGATGCTTTTACAGGCTCCCAACCTTCACGAAATTTTGAGGATACGTTAGTGGCGTCAGTTTGCCCCTGCGTGGCGACTCTAATCCAGCGAAATGCGTAACCCGGCTCGGGATTCGGTGACGGCAAGGTCTCGGGTCTCTGCCAAGCTCTTGTACGGGTCGTTTTTTCGCGAGTGGTCTGTTCACGGTTTATACGGTTTTCAGCCATTACTCTTCCTCATTTCTTCTGCAACCTTTTTGGCGTATAGATCTAGTGGTACTCCGAGCCGTTTAGCGATATTAACCTGTGTTTGCGTCAGCTTGATCTTCTTAGGTGCTACGCTCCGCGTTGCGGGTGCAACCACATTTGGTTGTTTCTTTGGCTCTTCGACTTCTTCAGCATCCTCGAAATTATCGGGGAATACTTGGCGCATACGAGTGTCAATCTTCTCGTAGTATTCGTCGCTCCCTACGGCTACGCCGCTATTCAGGAGCTTCTGGTGCAACCCCAATGCCAGTGATGTCATTTCTTCGTCAGAGTTGAACCACGGGTTAGCCCGCGCCCACTCATCAGCTCTAGCATCAACTACCACTGAGGCGGTTTCTGTTGGTAAGTTAACAGGAGTTTCTTCTTCCTGTAAAGCAGGAAGTTTGAAATTGTTTAGCCTATCGGCCTTAATCTTAGCAGCCGTTAGGTTTTCTTGTGCTTCTACGACTGCCTCTGCGTCTCCGGCCTCATACGCTTCTTTATATTTTGCTTTGGCCTGCTCAAGATCGCCCGCAGCCGAACGTTTAGCTTGGTCAAGCATGGTTGACTGATTCTTACCAACCGTGCCTTTCAGCTCTTTGTTCTCATCTACTAGCTTTTTGGCAAAGGCTTCTAGCTCTTGCCTTTCGCGGAGCGCTTGTTCTTTTGCCCGGCGTTCGTCGTGGTAGCCCTTGCTGAAGTGCTTGATCCTGTTTTTGACCTTGTCAGAGTATTCTTCAAGCTCTTCATCAGTGACATCAGCTGGTGGCTCAGAAGCCTTACGTCCTCGATCAGCCTTTGGCGTATCGTCAACAACTTCAACCTCAAATCCATCATCATCAGTATCCTTCTTACTCTCAGGTTTTGCCTCAGACTTCTCAGGTTTCTTGCCAGAAAGATCAATTTCAACGGCACTAGAATCCTCCACCTCTATTTCTGGCTTCTTGGTGTCTTCATCTGGGAACGTATACTCAACCTTTTGAAATGCCATAATATAACCTCTTATACTTTGCAGATGCCACGAGGGTCAGGAACTACTGCCTCAATGGAATCGTCGTTCATCAACCGGAACTCTTTGCCATTTACCTTGAACCTAGTGCCAGTATTCATGCGGAACATCACATAGTCGCCCACCTTGCACCATGGACCTGAAGGAAACCGATCCTTATCACTGTACGCAGCATCGCCCATGTCGATGACTGCCCCCATGATGGACATGATGTATTCTTTGTGCTTCTCGCTGTCTGTCTTCAACAGGCTACTACCTTGTAGTAATCTTCGATATCAGGCAAGGCTACCAACACGCGGTATCCACAAGGCTTGGGTAGTTGTGCATCCCAATCCGGTTCAACCTTATCAGCGCCTTTTACTAGGCGAGCATTCTCGGGCATTTTAATTGGCTCAGTCATCATCATCTTCCAGTTGGTTTCGCGAGAGGTCTGTTACATAGTTAAGACAGGCGTCGAGACCTCGGATCAAGCCTGTAACTTCCTTGTACTGGGCGAAGTCTTTCGCTCCACCGCTACCAAGAAACTGTAATGCAGAGGTTTTATCCTCGTTCAGTCTGTCAGAAAGCACGTCAAAGACGGTTTTTGCCATGATTAGCTAGAGTCCTTCTTGCTGTTAGCGACGATCTTGGCTACTTCCAGATCCGTCTTGTTCTGCTCGGCACGCTTGTTAGCTCGCATTTGTACACCAGCTTTCTTGGCGTCAATGCCAACTTCTATCTTTTCAAGCTCAAGCCGCTGCTCTTCAAGTTTGGCATCTGCCATATCTTTAACGAGTTTACGTTTCTGCTCTTCTTGCTTGATCTGCATGTCAGCAGCGTCTTTCTGTGCCTTACGCTGCACTTCTTGAGCTTTGACTTGCAGTTCCTGTTGTTGAAGCTGGAACATAGGATCTTGGGCTTGCTGTTGTGCCTGCTGTTGTGCGGCCTGCTGCTGGTTTGCTTGTGTAAGCTGCTTGCCAGCCTCTGCAACCACGCGTGCGAGTTGTACTTCCACTTCTTCTGGAAGCTGCTCGTTCGGTGGTGGTAGCTCGGCTCCCATCCGCTCTTCGATCTCTTTGCGGTATTTGAAGCCAAGATGCTCTGCAATGTGGGCCTGCAGGGATGCCATAATTTGTTTTGCTTGCGGGTTCTGCCCGATCATACCCATAACCTGTGGGTCTTGCATGAACGCCATGTGTGCGCCGATGTGCGCCTCGTGATCTTGATAGATAAACGCCTTCATAGGCTTACCGATCAGCGCGTTCATGTTCTCGCTGATTGGATCCGCAGGCTTCATATCTTCCTTTATAGGAACAAGTTTGTCTGCGTTCTTTACCCCCAGAACCTCAATCATCTGCCTGTGCAACTGAGGTAGGTCGTAAATCTGTGGTGCTTGAGACGACATCTGCAGGACAGCCTGATACTGCACTACACGCTGCGCCATGGTAGAACTGTTAGGATCACTGACGGGGATCACGTCCACCATCATATAATCAGCCTGACGAGCAGTAACTGCCCCCCGTACCGGCTGATACGAATACTCCGCTGGCGCGTATTCAGCCATCAAAGCCTTGAGTAGTTTGAACTCCTGCTTCATGGCGTAATGAACACGGGCTTGTACTGCAGCCATAGGCTTCAATGTACGCTCCAAGAGCGCCAGCGTCGTGCCTACTGGAGCGTTGGCAGACATGTCCGATATGTTCATGTCGCTGATGGCACCCAGTCTGCGGCCTTCGTTAGTGATCTTATCTAGCAAGGCTAGAAGTGTTTGGGACGGCTCCTTGTAAGGCAGGGGCATGATGTTGTCACGGATGCTACCTGACGGCACATCCACATCTTTAAACTCTCCCGGCTCAATAGGAACATCGTCCCCCTTGATACGCAGCCCACGGGACTTCAGTCCACCGGGCAAATTAGCGAGCGTACCGGCATCGACAAGTTGGCGTATCAAGGAGGTTCCTGCCCGAGCATACCCA